ATCACTTAGGAGGTGACAATATGTCGGAAGAGATTAAAAAGAATAATCCAGATGCTTCAGGCGATGACTCTGGGCGTTACAACGCTGAGGGTGCCTTTGCTTCTGGCGGGATTGGCGGAGTAACTGACCCAGGGGCTAACACTCTGGGAAACGTTCCTACCGCTGAATTTGGCGTTACAACTGGTCCCAATGCCGTAAATCCCTCGGGTGATGCAGCAAGTGGTATCTTGCGTCCAGAACAAGCTCGTCGTTTTATCGACTATGTTTGGGATGGTACAATTCTCGCCAAAGATGGTCGTCGTGTTACCATGCGTGCCAACACTATGGAACTTGAAAAAGTCAATGTTGGTGAGCGTGTTATTCGCGCAGCCTCTCAGGGTGTAGGAGACTACGCCAACGCTGGTGCTCAGTTCACAAAGGTGGAGCTTACTACAAGAAAGATCCGTCTTGACTGGGAAGTCAGCGCAGAAGCACTTGAAGACAACGTCGAAGGTGCAGCTCTAGAAGATCACTTGGTTCGCCTAATGACAAGTGCCTTTGCTAACGACATCGAAGATCTAGCGATCAACGGTGACGGAGCAACTGGCAACTTCCTTTCTATCCTGAATGGATTTGTCAATAGAGCTAAAACTAATGGTGACGCTCACGAGCTAGTCGCTACAGTTACCGACAACGCCTGGACCACAGAGGTTATGCAGGGAATTCTCCTTGCCATGCCTCGTAAGTATCGTGCAATCAAGAACAACCTTAAGTTCTATGCTGGCACCGATGCATTCCAGGGCATTGTAAAGAACAACGGAACACTTGCTGACGCAATTGCTGAGGCATTTGCTGGCAATGGCCCAGGCACCGAGCGTAACCGTCAGGCTTACCTCGATGGTCAGGCCCAGACACTGGGGACTGCTCGCACAACCCGTGTTCTAGGTATCGATGTTCAGGAAGTTCCCTACTACCCAGATGGCTTTGTCGACTTGACATTCCCATCTAACCGTATTTGGGGTTTCCAGCGGGACATCACGGTAAACCGTGAATACATCGCTAAAAAAGACACTATCGAGTACACAGTATTCGTTAGGTTCGGTATTCAGTGGGAAGAAGAAGACGCCATCTCATATGCAGATGCAGCGGCAGATTCCTAATCACTAATAAATACCTTACGGAGGGCAGGGGCTATACAGCTCCTGCCCTCTTCTTTTAATCTGTTATAATTATAAATAGGAGGATTACAGAAATGTCAGAAGAACAAATGGAAGTAGAGCAACTACCAGAACTCGAAACAGAAGAGTTGTTAGATGCAGAAGAAGTAACTGAAGTAACTGAAGTATCTGAAGTAACGGAAGTATCTGAAGTAGCCGAAGTAGTCGAAGTAGTCGAAACGGCAGAAGCCCCAGAGGCTGAAGCAGAAAACTTAATTAACTCCAAGAACGCTGGCAAAGAAAAAAAGAACAAAACAGCTAGCCTAGGAAGTTCTGAAGAAAACGTAATCGGAACCCCTCCTAGAAAAACACAGAAAGCCGTAGAGCCTGTTAAAGAAAAAACAGATACTGTGGCCATTCACTCTGAAAAAAACGTGGTATGGGAAGGCGTCGGTAAAGTTAAAAAGGGTTACAACATTGTAACAAAAGAAAAGGCCGACAAGTGGCTCACTCGTAGCCACACCAGAATCGCAACTCCAGAAGAAGTTGCCAGGCAGTTTGGATAAAACAAATGGAACTATTGAGGATACCTTCTCGTAATACCGATGCAGTTATTCCCGTGGGGGATGCATTAACAGAATATAACTATTCCATTACGGACGAGTCAGACTCCTCAACCACTAACGGGACGGTAACCTCAGACTCAGACTCTGAGGTTACCCTATCGTTGCCCTCAAGGTATGACGGCTCTTACATTATAAATGTTGATGGCCAGGATACCTTCTTTAGCGTCACAAGGCCGTATGTTGATCCCACAACCAGGGGACAAACAAAGTCTGAAATAGAAGACTACTCTAAGCACGAAGAGCTTGCAAGAGCAATCATAGACTCTGTAGTCAGAGAAGGGTTTTACTACAAAAAGTACATCCTTCAAACAACTGGCCTGGGCTCAGACTACTTGCCATTATGGGTAAGGGCTCAAAAAGTTCTCAGACTGTACGAGAACAACGTTTTGATGTACGATGTAGACGAGGCAGATTCTTATTCAATTGAGTATAGTATTACAAAAGACAAGACGTCAATTGTAGAAGTTTCTAATCAAAGGGTAAATAGGCTAGAGGGCGCTCCTCTTATTCTTCCCGCTGGTGGCTCTGACATCTTGGACACAAAGTATGTGTACCGGGGATTCCCCAGAACCTTTGATTACACTGTTGTTTTAGAGGTAGGACACCAAAGACTACCCTCAGATATTGTTCGTGCCGCAGAGCTTCTAACAGAAGACATTGCCTGTGGAAGAATGGAATATCCACAAAGATACATTCAGTCTTACCAGACTGACCAGTTCAAAATTGGTTATAGCAACATGGTTTTTGAGGGTACCGGAAATCTTATAGTAGATAAAATTTTGCTAAATTACACTAGGTCCATAACAAGGCTTGGAGTTCTTTAATGTCCTGTGGATCCAAAGACCCCCTGTACCCGCTACAGGCCGATATCTTTTATCCAGAAATACAGCAAACAGCCTATGGCGCAGCTAAAAAAAACTGGGGAATGGATAGGACAGTTTTTTGTAGCCTAGGTCCCGCTGGCTCAAGATTCAAAGAAGAGCTTTCCCCTAATGTTGACATCTCGCTGGACTCCTTGCTTGTTGGCAGAATTAGATACGACGTAAGGTTTTCCAGTGACGAGGTTGGGAATGCCATAACGAACATCTTAATTACAAACATAAAAGATAAAAACTGCGAACAGATATATCTAGAGTCTTCGGGAACTAGAAAAGGCAAGCCAACCATTTTTGAAATTGCCACAGTTACTCCACACGTCGGACCTTTTGGAAAGGTCGAGTACTACAAGGTAGTTATTCGTAGGTCAGAAAATCAGGGTGCCGAGGTATGATTAAACTTAAAATAAACAGTAATCAATTCTTAAAGGAAATGACATCAATCACCAAATATGCCGAGGGGTTTTTAGAGGGGGCACAGGGAGGAAAGCCAGAGCTTCTTCATACGGTTGGTCAAAGAACTAAAGAAATCCTAGAGCAGTTTATAGACTCAAATGCAAGATTAAACCCCAGGGTACTTCATCACATATACGAGTGGAACGAGGCTGGGAACACAGGGGCAAGACTCTTCGATCTAGATTACTTTGTTACCGGGGGCGGCCTGACTTTTAAGTCAACTTTTAGACAGTCCTCCTCGGTTAATAGTGGTTCAGATGTTCCGTTTTATGACAAGGCAAGGATTATGGAAGAGGGTATTCCTGTAACCATTAGGCCAAGAAAATCTTCAGTCTTGGTTTTTGAAGATGACGGAGAAAAGGTTTTTACCAAAAGTCCGGTAACTGTTAGAAATCCAGGTGGAGACTTTGTTGCCGGGGGATTCCAGGAAACCGTTGATACTTTCTTTAATTCTTATTGGAGGCAGTCATTCTTGCAGTCCTCGGGGATTGCAGACATTCTAAGAAACCCCATAGAGTTTAAGCAAAATCTTCCAAAAGCAAAAGCAGGCGGAAGAGCCATGGGCTATGATGTAGGCTACAGATGGATCTCAGCAAGAAGGGCTAGATAATGGCTATAGATTATCCACCAGTATTTATAAATAACTATTTGGCGGAGATGGTTCCAGACACCCTGCCAGAATACTTTTCGGGGTACGGAGGAAGCAACTTCTTCGGAATGAGGTTTTTTCCAACACAGCCTACATCAATAGATGCGTTTACAGAGCAGTTCCCAGAATCAGCAGAAGAGCCTTTTGCCGTGTATGACAGAATGTTTAGAATGCGTAGGAACGCCTTTCCACACAAAAGAACAGAACAGCTCTTGTATTACTTCTACAAAACAGCCGGAGGAATAGATGCTCTCGTTGAAACTGTTCAGGTTGTAGCCGACCTCCTAGACTCTGGAGACGAGTCGGCAGAAGACTTAAACAAATGGATAAAGTCAAAACACAAGATTGCTCCAAACCCTGATTTGACGATCTGCCGGGGTAGCTACGTCACGAAGAAGACAGTGAATGTAACATCAAGATTTAGAGAAGCCGGGGTAGCAACCTTAACAACACAAGAAAGCCATGGACTAAAAGTGGGAGACTGGTTAGTTGTCTCCGATGTGGTCAGCTCTTTGAATGGGGAATACCAGGTATCAGACGTTCCATCACTCAACAAGGTTTCTTATAATAAGTCCGGAATAGATATTCTCGAAACTTCGGTGTCTGGTGGAAAGCTGGGGCTGGGGTATCCGACAATGAAATTCTTTGACAAACAGTTCTATCTACCATATTTCCACGAGACAAAAATATATCAACTAGAAGAAGCAAGAGATATTATTGATTTTGGAACAGCTAGGACATACGCTGGAAACAAGGTAATTATTGAATACTGCTGGCATAAGTCAGTTCCTAGATAAATTATTTTTTTATAAAACGGGTGGTATAATTATAATGAGGAAACACGCCCACTAATTTCTATAGAAAGAAGAGGTGAAATAACTATGGCATATACAAGAGGATCTAGCGCAAACATCATCGTTGGTGCAGCAGCGCTTTTTACTTACGAGGATGGAGAACTGTCTGAGGCAGAACTTCCAACATATGTTGATGACGTGTCCTACAGAACTACTTTGTCGGACGATGTATCGTTCCGGAACGTTGGATACACCATGAATGGTTTGGAATTAGTTTTCCAGCCAGACTTTGGTGAGGTACAGGTCGATCAGCTTCTCGACGTTGCTAAGCTCTACAAGCAGGGTATGCAGGTAAACCTGAACACTGCTTTTGCCGAAGCCACACTAGAAAACTTGCTGTTTTCTATTGCTGGTAGAGACGCAGACCTAACGGCTGCCGGCGGCAACACAACACTAAACCTTTCTGCTGGAGACATTGGCGAATGCCCTGTCGAGCGTGGAATGGTTGCTGTTGGACCAGGTACTGGAGATTGTGCAATCGGAGACGAGCTTGAGCGAGTCTATGTAGCTTACCGTGCGCTTTCAATTGAAAGCGTTACTGTGTCCGCAAAGCGTGACGAAGCGACAATGTTTGAAGTGTCGTTCCGTTTGCTTCCCAATGATACAGCATCATACGGCAAGATTGTTGACCGTACTGTTCCTGCTGGTTCATAAAACAAATAACTTAATATAAAGTAATGCCCAGGCTTCGGCTTGGGCATTACTTTTTTGGTACACTTATACTATGGCAACTAAAGTTTATGAAATTGAAAAAGTAGTCCTTATGGACGGAACAGTGGTAGAGCTCAGGCCTTTAAAGATAAAGCACCTAAGAGAGTTCATGGAATATTTTAATGTTATTAAATATTCAAAAAACGATGAAGACTCTATTAGGATTCTTTCTCACTGCGCCTTAATATCTTTACAGTCTCAGTATCCGTTGATAAGTAACATTGATGAGTTAGAAGACTCTGTGGACTTACCGACGGTATATAGAATACTAAAAATCGCAGCAGGGATTAGCATAAACCCAGAAAAGAATGACTCTCTAAAGGATCAGGCAACAGACAGCAAGTCTTCTACTTGGGACAACCTTGACCTAGCAGAGCTAGAGGCCGAGCTATTCTTATTAGGTATCTGGAAAGACTATGAACAGCTAGAGCTGTCTCTGTCAATGCCCGAGCTAACAGCCACGCTAAAATCTAAGAGAGATTTAGACTATCAAGAAAAAAAGTTTTTAGCTGCAATCCAGGGTGTAGATTTAGATAAGCAGTCTGGAAAGGGGCAACAGAATGCTTGGGAAGAAATGAAGGCTAGGGTGTTTAGCGGTGGACAGACAAGTGACAAGAATGACATCATATCTTTTCAGGGTGTCAAAGCCCAGCAGAACGGTTTTGGGATCGGTATGGGATTAAGCTATGAAAAGTTAAGCTAAACAAACAGACCCCTCTATGGTATAATTAAGATTACCGTTTATAACGTTATGAAAGGAAGTAAATGGCTACAACAGTAAATGAAGAGAAAGAACTTACACTCATTGATGGAACTAAAATTAAGGTGCGTCCTCTAAAGATTTCGCTCCTTCGTCCATTCATGAAAAAGTTCGAGGGTATTTCAGAAGTTGCCGCAGATAACGAAAAGTCAATGAACCTACTAATGGAGTGTGTACAAATTGCCATGAAGCAGTACAGCCCCGATCTAGCAGGTGACATTAAGGCTTTGGAAGATAACATTGATCTTCCGACAGTTTATAAGATTGTAGAAGAAGCTTCGGGTGTAAATCTCGGAGAAGTTTCTAACCTTATGGGCTAAATACTAAATCAGAAGGTACTAGTGAATGGCTGATATCCAAGCTAATATAGGCATAGGTGTAGACACTACACAAGCTTTGGCGTCTATTAGAGCCCTACAGCGACAGATATCGGCCTTTCACACCTCAATGGCAAAAGGCGGCGCAGCCGCTGGCGCACAGTCTGCAAAGATGCAGCAAAACCTTGTTAACACGATTAACTCCAGCGGTAAGTTTTCTGCTTCTATGGTTGGCATTCAGTCATCCACAGAAAGCTTTACTAATGCACTAGAGAAAAACAAGCTGTCCATGGGGCAGTACTTTAGATATGCCGGGGGAGCATCCAGATCGTTTGGAAAAATGTTCTCCAGGGAATTCAACACAATTAGCAACGTTGCCCAAGAAAGAGTTAAAGACCTCCAGACTCAGTATGTAAGTATGGGCAGAAATGCCAACGGTGCGTTACAGTCCATAAAGGTTAGACCACTCGCCCTTGACATGGACAACCTGGGCACAAAGGTTCAGCTAGCTGGCCAAAAGCAACAAATCTTTAACCAGCTGATGAAGCAAGGAACTACGAACCTTCTAAACTTTGGTAAGAATACTCAGTGGGCTGGTCGTCAGCTTATGGTGGGCTTTACCATTCCCCTTACAATTTTTGGCGGTATAGCGGCTAAAGAATTTATGAAGCTTGAAGAACAAGCTGTTAAGTTTAAGCGTGTATACGGAGACATGTTTACCACTGATGCAGATACTGACAAAGCTTTATCCAACATTAAAGAACTCGCTAATGAGTTTACAAAATATGGCATTGCTGTAGAGAAGACGATTGGTCTTGCTGCCAAGGTTGCTCAGATGGGTAATGTTGGAACTGCTCTGACAGAGCAAGTAACTCAAGCAACGAGACTAGCTGTCCTAGGTGGCATCGAGCAGGAAGAGGCTCTTGACACCACAATATCCCTGACAAATGCTTTTGGAATTGCGGCAGAAGATCTAGCGGGAAAGATTGCATTCCTGAATGCCGCAGAAAACCAGACAATTCTTTCGATTGAAGACTTTAACATTGCTATCCCCCTCGCTGGTTCTGTTGTTCAGCAATTAGGTGGAAACGTAGAAGACTTGGCATTCTTCTTAACTGCCATGAGAGAGGGCGGAATTAATGCCAGCCAGGGAGCTAACGCTCTAAAGACCTCGCTCGCCCGCCTGGTAGCTCCAACAGAGGTTGCCAAGAAAGAAATGGCAGCTTTCGGAATTGACATCGTTGGCATTGTTGACAAGAATGCGGGAAACCTAAAAAACACAGTAGTAACTCTGGGAAGCGAGCTCGATAAGCTAGACCCCCTAAATAGAGCAAGGGCAATCGAGCAGCTTTTTGGAAAGTTCCAGTTTGCTCGAATGTCCACAATGTTCCAGAATATTTCAAAAGAGGGCGGGCAAGCTAGGAAGATCCTTGAACTCACAGGTAACAGCACAGAAGAGCTGGCAATTATTGCAGATCGAGAGCTGGCCAGGGTAGAAGATTCTGTGGCATTCAAGTTTAAGAAAAATCTTGAGACGTTGCAAGCGGCACTTGCTCCTATTGGTGGAGAATTCTTAAAAGCAGTTTTGCCATTAGTTGAGTTTGGCACCAAGCTTCTTAAGATGTTCAATAACCTTGGCGATGGAGGAAAGCAGTTTATCGTTGTTGCCACAGCAATTGCTGGCGTTGTTCTTCCAGCAGCACTTATGGGCTTTGGTCTTGTAGCTAACGGTGTGGCAAACCTTGTAAAAATGTTTTCATTTTTGGGTGGAGCTTTTGGAAGAATTTCTGGACAAAGTAGAATTCTTGGAACAGGCACAGAATACTTAACGCAAGAACAGGTTCAAGCCGCCGCAGTGGCGGCATCGTTGGGTCAATCACACACTAATCTAATTCAGGTATTCTCTGCAGAAACGGCTTCTATCAATGGGCTTATCTCTGCATACACCAGAGCCATTGCCGCACAAAATGCCTTTAGCGGCTCTGCCCGGATAGCAGGTGCTGCCGCTGGGGCAGCCAGAGCCTCCGCCAACATTCCAACGACAACCAGATACAATCCTTTTCTCGGACCACAAGCTCCCAAGAAGTATGCCAAAGGAGTCCTCTCAGTACCAGGTCCGAAAGGTGCGGGAGATGTTGTCCCGGCCATGCTCTCTCCAGGGGAAGCAGTTGTTCCCGCGGCAGAGGCTCAAAAATATGCTCCATTCATTAATTCAATTATTGCTGACAATGTTCCGGGATTCTTTGGTGGTCGCTTTGCGCTTCCAAGAGATAGGCAGTTTGGACACATGGATTCAGGATTTGGAGTTCCGGCAGAATTTCTTACTCAGTTCCCAGAAGGATCAAAGGCTCGTAGGTCTGGCGATATGTTTACGGCTGCAGGAGCAGGCCAAAGAAATGTAAACGCAAAAAGCTCTTGGGGTAGAGGACAAGATCCAGAACTTAACAGACTTTCTGCAACTGGCGATGCACCCTTTAAGGCTCAGCGTGCTGACTTTGCCGCCGGTGGAGCCGCTGACTTTTTTCCAGCAGTATCGGAAGCCGGATTTGATCCTAGCAATAGCTCTATCGCTAAAGACGTGCAAGAATATCAAGACCTGTTTATGCAGCTTTTCGATGATGCCGATACTGCTGGTGCTAAATTTGTTGCTGATACCGATTCAAACTTAGCAGCTAAAAAAGAACGAGTACGTGCAAAGCTTGGAGAAGACTTTGATAATGACAGGTTTGATCGAGAAAACATGTCTCTTCAAACAATTGATAGCAAAACATCCGAACTCCGTGCGGGAACACCAACTGCTCAGGCAAGACAGTCGGGATCAAGCACTGTTAAAGAATTTAGGGCAACAACTCTAACTAAAGAAGAAGAGGCGGCGATTCTAGCAAGCGGAGATCCGTCAGCCGTTGACTCCATGAGTTCCTACTACAAACGCTCTGACAGAACAACTAACAGAGGGGCCCAAATGGAGGTCCCCAAAAGAGACAAAAAAATTGCCCAAACGGCAAAATCTTTTGCTAGTCCGCAGGATGATAGCTTAAAAGCGTCTGGCTTAGCAAATGCAGAGGCCTACAATGATGGACTAGAGGCTGCGGTAAAAGATGCGAAAGACGTTGCGTCGGAGATGGCCGGTAGGAATAGTCCACATCCAGAGGCATTCCCAGATGGTGCAGATGATGCTAGAGATTACGTAAGAGGACAAGAGTCCGTTCTTTCATCAGGCTCAGACCCCTATGCTTCTAGCTCGTCCGCCCCCCCTCCTCCCCCAATGATGCCCACACCACCAATAGCCAAGTCTGGCAAATTCTTTGGGAACATAAAAGATAGGGCAAAGTCGGCTGGAAACAAGGCTATGGACTTGGGGCTGCAAACCGGGCCAGGCAAAAAAATGGCCAACTATTTTGCCGAAACTAGTGGTGCAAACATTACCAATAGTAAAGGACAAATTGTATCTACTCTCCACCAAGAAGTAGAAGAGCTGGGTAGAGCCTCTAAAAAAGCTGCTGGCCAGGTTGATGACAATACCCAGTCTATTCAGGAAAACGGAAATGCTGCTGGTGCGGCGGGGGACATAAAAGATAACATAGCTAGAGACCAACAGGGTAATCCTATTCTTGGATCAAACGGAAGTCCTGTAACCAATAAAGAAATAAAGAGAACAGCTAATCAGCAAAAGCGTCAAGCTAGGGCTGGCAAGGCTCTTGGAGCTCTGGGTACCGCTACTATGGTGGCAGGTATGGCTACACAGGTTGATGGTAAGGTTGGAGAGATTGCTCAGCAGGTTGTAGGACCTATGGCAGCTTTGAGTGGGATAGCTCCACTGCTAATGGCATTGCCCGCCCCAATTGCGGCATTGGTTGCCGTTATTGGTTTGGGAGTTGCTGGATTTCTGTTGTATAACAAGGCGATGAACAAGGCATACGATGAAACCTATGAGCTAACCAGGGCAATGGGTACAAGCACAAAGGCCATGGAGTCGTTCGCAAATTTTGCCGGAACGGTAACTTCTGGAGAAGTTCTTTCAAAACAAAGAGAACAAAGACTTTCTCAATACTCTGTTGCTACAGGAAAAACAACATTCGGAAGCGCTTTTGTTGGCTCAGAAGAGGGCACCGAGTTTGTAAATCAAGTTAGAGAATCAATTCAAACCCTAGGTAGGGATAAGACGGTTAGCATGGTTTTCCAACAAATGGGAGCGGCCGTTTCTCAGGGGATTCTTACACAAGATCAGGCAAGGAGCATTGTGGGGAATCTTGGTTTGCAGCTAGATAATTTGGCTTTTTCTGCCAATGTAGACGCTAAGCTAATTAGTCTTTTGGGGCCAAATGGGGAGAACCTTCTAGAAGGCCCACTTCTTATCCCTGCAATAATAGCGGCAGAGCAAATGGATATGCTTGCGCAGGATGTTGATTCCTACAATGCTGACAGAAGCGTCCTGGCGATGGAAGAGGTTGGTGCTGGAGAAACTGCAAGCAGGGTAGTTAATGATATCCTTAAGTATCTCCCAGGTTATCTTGTATTGCAGCAGCAGACCGGATTTGACATGGGGGCAGATGATGAGTTTACGGACTCCATAGATGCAGAAAGGCAAAGAAGGATAGACTCTGGGGAAGTTTCGGGTTGGTGGAGCAGAACCATGTTGGCTCTAACCACCGACACCTTTATCGCTGGAGAAATGCTACAAAAGGGGCTAGGCTCGGTTGCTGCCAATGTTCAAAACAGCCTTGAGGGGCAGCAGTCAGCAATAGACACCATTAGGCTAAACTCAGAAAAGAAAATAGCAGAGGCAATCGAAAACGGTGCAGACTACTCTAAAATAGCAGAGCTGAGAGAAGAGGAGGCTGGGGCTATTGAAGACGCTATTAGCCAAATACGGGAAAGCACTGACGCAAGCATAGCCTTTATTCGTGATCTGCCTAAAAAAGATCAGGAAGAAATACAGGGACAGCAAAGAGCCAGAATTTTAGACAATGCCGGAGAGGGCGTCGACAAAGGGGTTGTTGGAAAAGCCCTTGACGAAGTTTATGAGGGGGTAGAGTTTTCTGTTGGTTATGTCTTTTCTGCTGCCTACGAGGGCGGGCAATTCTCTTTAACAGACTTTACATACCTGTCAACATTAGACGGAGCAACAAAAGATGTTTATTACAATATATCTACCAACCTTAGCGCAGGAGAAGCTGGGCAAATTATTCAGATAGCGGAGCAGATTAAAGACGAAGACGTCAGGTCTAATTTTGAAATGAGTTTTGAGGGGTTGGAGGGTTCTGAATTAACAGATGCTATTTATGCGGCAGAACAAATAGCAAGACTTTCGACCTTCTTTAACGGAGATCTAACATTGCCAGTTGGATTTATAGTTAATAACCCAGAACAGATGACTTCTTTTATGAATGATATGGACGAATTTACTTTAAGGGCAAAGGAAGGCGGCTTTGATGCAAACGTAGAAATCTTTACTGAAATTTTTGGAGCTGAAGCTGTAGAGGCAGCACAAAGAGGAATACTTGCTAACCAGGCGGAGTTCGATGCTTTGCCAGACGAGATGCAAATTAGATACGGTGCCTATTTTACTTTGTTTATGGACATGGCTGTAGAAGACGGCGCTCTTATGGATATGGCAGAAGCGGCAACAGGGCTTCAGGGGGAAGATGCCGTGGCTGCGTGGGTTATGGATATCTTGCCAGCACTGGGCCCAGACACATCAACGGCACCAGGTGAACCTGAATCTGTCCCAACGGGTGGTGGTGGTGGTTCAGAGCCACAAGTAGACAGCCTCATTAAAAAACTCAGAGACCTTCGTATAGCAACTATAGATATGAAAAAGGGCTGGAAAGGAATGCAGGAAGTTCTTGCCAACGTATTTGCCGGGGGGACACAGAGTATTAACGTATTCAGTGGTCTGTCAAATCAAATAAGAAAACTAGGCGTTGGTAGTGATCTTATTGAGTTAATTGTTGGAATGGACCCCGAAGAATACGATAAGAGAAAGAATGAGCTCTTTGTATTCGATGCCGCTGGTAATATTGTAGCCACAACAGATAAGCTTAAAAACATGGGAGCAGCGTTTAACGCAATCGCTCTTGGAGAATTCGCAAACGATACTCAGGCTACCATTCAAGGTATGAGAGATCAAACTACAGCAATGACAAAGCTTATTTCTGCCGGGGCTACCTATGTTGATGCTTACAAGATGGTTCAGAATCAGGCACTAGCAACAGCAATTGCCCAGTCTGCTTCTGCCGTTGAAGTTAGAGAGCTGATTAGTCTTTCTGAAAAACTATCAGACATGACAAGAAGAAACGAAGAGGAGTCTAATAGGTCCTCTGCCGCAACCGCTGTAAGACAAACAAATGAAGAGTTTGCAAATCAGGTAGCCATTCTTAATAAGCTTGCAAGTTCTTCCTCAAGATATACTGATGCACAAAAAGATGCGATCTTGGGAGACAAGAATCTTCAAACACTAATGCTTAACCCCTCGATTGATCCTAACGCTTTGCGTCAGGCCATTATTGACGCAGAAAGAAAGTCAGACATAGAGCTTAGGGTTAGGCTTGCCACCACAGATGGAACAAGAAGCGTATTTGACGAGGGCTTCTCCAAGGCTATGGATGCCTTCTCTCGCCAAGAGCAAGATATAGATATTAAGTTTAATGCAAAAATTTCGGCAGATGAAAAAACAATCAAAGAAGCAGAAGAACAAATCGCTTCAATCCAGTTCAACCTTGATGACTATAATGCCGACCTTGAAAGAATGTCTTGGAAAGAAGAAGACATTAATGATAAGTACGAGAAACGCTTTGAGGCACTAGATGCTATTGCGGATACAAATGACAGAATCACAAAGCAACAGCAGGCTCAGCTAAGTATTGCTGATGCTCTATCTCAAGGAGACATCGCTGGTGCCGCTAGGGCGGCGGCAGAGCTAAGGTCACAGCAGGTTGATGATGCCGCTCAAACACAAAGAGAGATGCTTGAGAAAGCACAAGAAGCAGAAGTTAACAGCCTTCGTTCAGCCGGGGGACTAAGCAAAACAGAATTAGAAGATAGAATCAAAATGCTTGAAAGAACTATCTTTAACATAGAAGAAACAGCTACAGAGCCAGCCCAAGAAAGAATTAGACTAGCTCAATCAATTCGTGATGCAGAAGTAGAGGCCCTTACAGTTCTTGAAAAAACAAGAGACGAGTGGGACGGCATTAAAAACGGAATTGATATGGCAGAAATATCTGGCTGGAAGTTCACAGAGACTATGCAAAATGCTCTGGATGTTGTTGAAAAACTTATGGCGGCGTACCCAGAAGAAAAGCCAGCCCCACCGCCACCGCCCCCAGCCGCACCAGCCAGAAGCAGTGGAGGAGGAAGTGCTCCGGCCCCAGCACCATCACCAGTACCATCAGCACCACGGACTTCGACAACGTCTGCCAAAACCCAAGAACAAATTGATGGGCTTGCGGCGGCGAAAGCAGATATTGCTAGTCGAGTGGCTGCGCAAGCAGCAGCCGCGCAGAGGGCTGCCAACGACGCCAGCAACCGACGCCGAGATGAAGCAATGGCAGGCCGTGCAGGAATGTTTAGCTCCCCACCACCCAAACCCATACATAACACGACGGGGAGGGGGATTCCTCAGAGAAGAGCCACCGGCGGGATGATTATTCCAAAACGAATGGCTGTTGGTGGTTTTGTCGGGGGATACAGCCCCCCACCACTTCAAATGAACATGGGCGGTAAAGTTAAAGGCTACGCAGCTGGAGGACTATCTATGGGATCAGACATTGTCCCAGCCATGCTTACTCCAGGAGAATTCGTGGTTCGTAAAAGAGCTGTTCAAAACTTTGGAATGGAAAACCTAGAACAAATCAATAGTGGAAAATATAGTGACGGTTCCGTGTATAATTATAACCTGGCAGTAAATGTAAAATCAGATGCTGACCCCAGCCGCATTGCTAGAACAGTCATGGGTGAAATAAAAAGAGTAGAAAGTCAAAGAATTCGAGGGAATAGGCTCTAATGACAAACACTAACTACCTATCTGGTAGAAAAAAATATGGAAGGCCACAAGGTCTTTTGTTTGCAGACAACCCCGGAATTCTTGACAATGGGTTCTATGTTCCCGAGGGAAACGAGTTCGAGGACTTTCTTATCCTTTCTGATCATAATAGAGACCCCATTGATTTTAAGAATAACAGAATTGAGACCAGGGAAAGAACCATTAATGGTCGTATGAGGTCTTACCATATTGCAGACAAGATATCCATATCAACATCTTGGAGCATGCTTCCCTCTAGGTCGGCATCAGAAAAGCTAATCATTAACTCAGAAACTGGACAGACCTTCCTTTCGGCAGATGCCCAATCTTATACCACGGATGGTGGCGCAGGCGGGGTAGATCTGTTAAACTGGTATGATAATCATAAAGGATCATTTTGGGTATATCTTGCTTACGATAACTTCTCTAACTTTGAAGAAGATAAGTATAACAAGTTAAACAGATATAACGAAGTGATTGAAGTTTTCTTTGAAGACTTTAGCCGTACCGTTGAATCTAGGGGTTGGGCTACACACGATTTTTGGAGCATAAGCTTAAGCTTAGAAGAGGCGTAGATGTTTGTCAATAAAGAACTGCAAGACCACCTAGAGACATCGTCTACGGTTAGAGTTCAGTCCTCCGTTATTGCGGAATGGAATATGAACATTGCAGAAAACATTGCCCAGGTAGGCAACTATAGGTTCCGACCAAATGGAGAAGACCCCAAGTACAAAAACATTGCTGGGTCTTTTAGCTTCGATGATTTAGATTCAATGTTTTACACGGGGGCCACAGATGCAGATATTATTATTGATGGTGGCCTGGACGACCTAGAAGTCCCCATGGTCTTTGTTTCTAAAAAGGAAAAAGAAGGCCTCCTATATTCTCTAGAAGATTGCTTTGGAAGATTTAGACCACGCTCGGGAATCAACAAGCTTAGATTCTTTGAGAACAGGTTTTCTCACCACGATACAATTAGCATGACCAGAAGGCCCAGGTACTACGCATCCGACAAAAGAGATCCTTTCAAGTATTGGTCATCTTATAGAACCGAAGAGGGTCAAGAGCGGGGTATCTCAAACTTATCAGTTAACGGGACAAACCAAATCGAAGACGCAGCACCATACATTGTTTACAAGGATAGAATTCCAGCTAACAGGATAGTCGTAAAGATGCAGACGAATGTTGGAGATGTTAACCTTGGACCATTCACGAACTCTTCTGGCACCTTTGATGACCCCCTCTACGGAGAGCAAAACAAAACAACACCCATTAGGTGGAAAATTCAATATCTTTTGGAAAACAACTGGGTAGATATCATATCCTTTAATGATAACTCCCGAAGAAGAGACGGCAGCCAGATTATTGGGTCAGATGGTTATGTAGAAGTTGGATATGGCTTAGTAGTTCCAGACAAGTATCTTGAGTTTTTTAAAATAGATAGAGAGATCTCGTCCGTCACCTTGCTTCCAGACCCCAGTGGTTTTGTAGATGGGACTGCATACCTTGTGAAGGGCTCTGAAAAAGATCGAGGAGTAGTGCACGTTATCGTAAATGAAGAATACGAAACGTTTGATGCACTCTATGACTGGAGGATGGAAGACGGGGTAACTAGTGCAACGAGCTTTGTCACAGACCTAACTTCCCCCCCAGAATTTGAAGACAACCTTGTACCAGGTAAACAGTATAGAGAGTTCCAGTACATAGGTGGCCTGAGAATTGTCGTTGAAACAATGAACGTATTTGACTCTACCTTTGACCTTATAGAGCTTTCCCCTAGACTTACGGTAGACCTATCAGAAAAGGTAACATCCTTTTCGGTAAACAAAAGCGCATCAGACCTAGGCATTAGTGGCATGCCTATTGGTCAGCTTTTGGCGGGCACAGGAAGCCTAGACATCTTTGACTTTGATCAAGCATTCTTTAAAGAAAACACAAGCAGTATAATCCATAAGTATACATCTCAAAATATTCAGTTTAAACTGTACGAGATAGTAGTAGATGTTAACGGTGTAGATTACTTTGTTCCTATCAAGACAATGTACTCTGAGGGCTTCCCAGACCTTGATAGCGCGTCTAGGAATGTCTCCCTGTCACTGAGAGACCTCTTCTTTTACTTTGAGTCTTCTGCTGCCCCACAGATGCTCGTTCAGGAAGCATCTTTGAGTTATGCTGTTTCTCTTTTGCTAGACTCCGCTGGCTTTTCAAACTACATCTTCTTAAGAAACGAAAATGAGGGTGAAGATGTCATTCCATATTTCTACATTGAACCAGACAAAACAGTAGCAGAAATACTTAATGAGATAGCCAGGTCAACCCAAACAGCAATGTTCTTTGACGAGTATAACAATTTTATCTGCATGTCTAAAAACTATATTATGCCTAGCCCAGAAGAAAGAGACACGGACTTATTCTTGTACGGCACAAAGGATTTCCAAGATTCCGGAATAGTCAAAAACGAAAAGACACAAGCAAAGCTCTCAAACATTATTAAGATTGCTTCCCAAGAAAGCTCGGTATATAATGACGGAGCGATAACATACTCAACCAGACATATCCAAAGATCTTATGGGTCAATCAGACAGGCCAGCCTACTGGATAGAGACAAGACCTGGATATATAAGCCAGTATTGTTATGGGAAGTTTCTGCAACAGAGAACACGAAGTCTGTAAATGAAGAGGTTGGCCAGCAGTCGGCTTATGTTCTTGGAGCTATCCCCTTAAACTCAGACCTGTCAATCAGCTTGCCCTCTGTCTCAAACCACCAGGTGATAGACAACACAATTGATTTTGGAGAGGGCATATACTGGCTTACACGATACAACGGATATTTCTATGCCAATGGAGAAATTGTAAAATACGATGCTGTTCAATACAGTATTCCGGGACTAAGCGGTACTGAGCTTTCTGGTACAGACTCTGATGGGGATAGCGTCTGGATAACAAGTGTTCGAGAGTATCAAAAGTACTTTGCCAAGGTTCCCTTTAATGGAAAGATCTATCCCACAGGACTTGTTCGGATATACTCAGAGCCAAACTACGAATCCATAGGTGGAGTTACTAGGATGGAAAACGGCCCAGTTGCAAAAAGCGGGAGAGGGCAGTTTGGAACAGATGTTGTTACTCACCCCGCTGGCCTGAGTCCCCACTGGGCTGACGCAGAATCTGTGCGAGGAATCAGGATGAGTTCAAAATATCTTTTTGGTCGAGGAGAAACTTATAAAACAATTAACGAAGTTTCTGTAAGCTCAAATGATCCCGTTGCAGTTTTCCTGGTTCCGGACGCATCAATTTTTTCAATCGGAGAACACATAGAAAGATATTCTCCGACGGCAGATGTGATATCCCCCAGTACGGAAAACTACATTCAGCCAAACACAACAGTGCAGGCCATAAATCTAGAGAATAACACCATCACGACAAACAAGCTGATCTTAAGAGTCTCTGAAGAAAATGCAATAACCACTATTTCGGTTACAGCAAAAGCTCCAGAAACAAGAATTGGCCCCGCCGGAATAGATAATGAAAGAGCTTCAGCCACTGTTCGTACAGGATTAATTAAAAACTTTTTTGCCAACGAGTCTCAGAACGAAATTTCTTCAATCCAAAAGTACCCAGCAACAATACAGTCCTCTGCCTTAGTCTTAAGCGGCTCCCTGTCAGACACGGGAGCAAGCCCCCGAGACTTAGTCTCTTATGTTTACAAGCCACTAGAAAATAGGTTTAGGCATTTTGGAACACGCATAAGGGTTATTGGAAAAGTTGAAAACAATGACATAAGGCCCCAGTCTCCTTCCGGTGGTTCTACATACTTCACAGCCACAGAGGCAAGGTCAGACCAAAGCGTGACCATCGCTGGAGGTTCCGGTGGCCTGGGGGTACTCCTAAACCCAGAAACAAACAATGGTTACTACTTTGAAATTGCTGCACTAACGGCTTCAAACATTAACGATTACGATACAGAAGAAAACGTTAGCAATATGTTTTTTTACAAAATAAAGCAACAGGTTACAGATGATAACGGAACCCTTGAGGCCATCCCCGTAAAGCTGTGGTCGGGAATCGGAAACATCCTCGTTGACGACGGACTGTTTACTGGTCAGGCAAGAATGTCTGCTGAAGCCCAGACTACAGTCTATGATTTGGCGGTAGAGTATGAGGACGTGGGGGAGTCAAGAAGGTTCTACCTATACCTAAACAACTCGATTGTTGCAATAGTAGATGATCCAGACCCGCTGCCAACCTATAACAATATGTCTCTATTTGTTCGTGGATCTGCAAAGTGTATGTTTGAAAACGTTTACGCCCTAACTGATAACTACAGCCAGAATACAGCGTTCTCTCTAGAGGCTCCAGTACGTTCAGTTTTCGGTAGTGACGAAGTCAGCGCAAGCGAATCTTTTAAAAAGTATGCAATGTCTGGGCTAATCCAGTCAACATACCTTTCAGGCATCAGCCCCAACGAGCCACCGAAATACAATATTTATTTCGAAGAGTTTGGAACAATTATGAGAGAGGCCTCATACTTTGACGTTAGGTATGACAAAGCTTATCCCGCACTATCAGCAAAAGTCTCTCCAACATTCAACAGAATGAAAGGCTACACAGTTTCTGGATTTACTGCTGGAGCTTATGGAGCGGAGTTCTTAATATTTAATGCTACGGACACAGCTCTAATGCTAGACTCAACAAGTGGAAACTACTTAAGAATTCAGGGAGTAACCTTTACACAACAGTCTGACAACGAGCTCAGTGTTGACGAGTACTTTGAAAGGGTCGGAGACTTGTCAAACCCGCAATTCGTCGATAACCTCCTGGTCCTGCCACCAGAAAAGTTTAAAGAATCCTACAAAGAAATAAAGCTAAGCAGAATTACGGAGGGTAGAAAAGCCTTCTCTATTGAGGCACCCTACATTCAAAGCCAGGATACAGCAGACAGCTTGATGTCTTGGCTATCTCAAAAGATAATGAAGCCAAGAAAGTCTGTAGGAGTTGAGATTTTTGGAATGCCCACCATTCAGCTGGGGGATATTGTTCAAATAGATTACGTCAACAACGATGGAGTTCAGGAAATAGCTAGCCTAGACACGAGATTCGTCGTTTACTACACAGAGTACTCTAGGGGTCCAGCAGGCCCTAGTATGGTAATTTACTTAAGCGAGGTGGGATAATGCCGGAAGACATTAGTGCAGTACCGAATATTCCTGAGTCTCAAAGCACGACTACTGGCAGATCCAGCAGGGCCATCAAGATAGCTACACCAGACATAATCTTGCCAGAAGAGTTTCCCATTCCTATAGACCTGATGACCGATCTTATCTTTGAAGATATCGGGGGGCAAGAAATAATTAGCATTTCTAGAAATGATATTATTAACGGTCAAGATGTTTCATATATTCTTATAGGAAACACAAAACTAATAAGTAGAAAGTACAGCTCCTTAAATATCTTTAGTTTGCCAGGAACAATAGAAAACTACTTTAGAAACTTCTCTATTAGATTAGATATTCACATACCAGAAAAAGGGACCGGCCCCGTAGGAGAAAGAGTTTATCTTAATAACTCTAACAACCTAATTATCGATGTCGTAAACATGCAAAAAAACGAGAGAGTAGACGTGGAAATTCTAAAAAGAGGGAATGTCTTAAGTGATACAATGTATATAACCTTGGAGGAATCTTGATTACGAATACAGGAAAAACAATCTTGTCCAAATACCTTATTGGGCAGGCACCAGCCTACGCTTCTTACATAGCTTTGGGAGTAGGGTCCATCCCCCTAGACGACACAGCTAGCTTTTCTGATTACTCTGCAAAAACAGCATTAGACTTTGAGGTTCTGCGTATTCCCATTAGCTCTAGGGGCTATGTCTACGGCGAGGGTGGCGTTTCCAACATTGTCTTTGCTGCAGAGCTTCCAGGAGATCAAAGATATCAGTTTACAGAAATTGGAATCTTCTCGGCAAAGTCTAACCCCGCAGCCGGAGGACAAGATAGCAGAATTGTTTACTCCTTTTCTGAGTCGGAGAACTGGGAGTACCACAACCGGGTTTCTGCAACAGCACCCCCAACAATTATAGAGCCATTGTCCGGTGAGCTAGAGGGGAGCATCATAAATCCATTAAACAATAACAGCCAACCAGTTCCTGTCTTTCGAACAAACTCAAATAATCCTGTATTTAACAGCGAGATAAGATCCGAAACCTACGAACTCCCCAGGTTCTTGGACCGGGCACTAATAGTTTCGGGGGATATGTCTCACATAGAATCCACCGCAGGATTACTTTCAGTAAAAGAGTCTACGGTAGACGACTATTATGGAACACACATTCACCTTACGGGGATATCTCCAAACTTTAACAGGAACTCTTCCCAGGACGAAATGCGGTTGGCATTTTCTGTGCTAAACAAAAGTGACAATCAGACGGAAAGAGTAGGGGGGGTAAGAATCTTGATGGAGTTTGCCTCCAGTGACTCCCTGAACCCAGAGAATTTTGCAAGGTTTGAAGTTGACCTTGGCCCCGAGGACGTTGACTTTGCCTTCAATAGATATATAGTTGTTACAAAAAAGTTGGGGGACTTGGTTAAGAGTACTGGATTCACTTGGAACACTGTTAACTCTGTAAAGATGTATGTTATGATCTTTGATGATGCCACAGAGACTCCCTCTGACAACTTTTATGTTGCCCTCGACGGGTTCCGTCTCGAAAACATTACTGCTCAAAATCCTCTATACGGAATGACTGGTTACTCTGTGATTAGAACAGAAGACGCAAGGCCAATTCTTAAAGAGTCAAACACGTCAAGCATTGTTGAGTTTAGGTTTGGAATGGATGTGGCATAATGGCCAGGAGTCAAGAGAAGGCCACGGTCCAGAAGGAAGATCTTCCAGCAGTTAGTAAGCTGTCTAACGAGCTATACGGGTACATCGTTCGATACAGAATCATATCAGAAGACCAAAACAGGTTTTCTCACTGGGCACCCCTCAGAGAGGTTCAGATACCAGAACCAACAGCTGTATCCGGAGCGGTATCCTTATCGGGGAGTATCCTTAATGTTGTCTGGGGCGACGAAGAAATCAGGCCAAGGTACGACATCTTCGTAAAGTTTGATAGCCAGCAATATTTTTATCACGGTACATCACCAACACACCAGTACTCAATCATAGTAGATGCACAGGCCTCCTCCGTTCAGGTTTCAATACAGATTGAAAGCACCAATAAAGAGTTTTCAGAATTTTTAAAAATATACGAAAGCAACCTAGAAACCATTGCATAGTCGCCCCTTGACTGGTATACTATAAGCTAGGAGATTTTATGTCAAAAGTACCGTTACCAGAGCGTGGACAACCGCTAGACCTTTCTTATATCTATCAGCTAGCCAATACGATCAATGAGCTGGCCACACAGATATCCCCTAGAGTTGGAAGATCGACATCGATAGATACAGCATCAGCTGGCCAACAAACTGTTAGAACCTCTGACGCCAGAATCGTAGGGGGATACTTAACAGTTACAAATGGTTCAAGTACTGGCACTGACGGAGAGGGAAGCTTTAGCTATAACTTTAGCGACTTTGCTTATGCACCCGTTGTGACAGCAACCCCACTATTAATTGAAGACAGCTCGACAGAGTCTGGAAAAGATGTCTCTGTTGTATTAACTAAAATAACTAACAATAGGGTTGAAGGTATCGTAAGGTTTAACACAATCGGTGTTAGCTTTGTAGGCCTCAATCTTTTAATTGTTGGCATTCCGGTTTAGGGAATACTTGTGGACAGAGAAGCTTACAACAACGCCCCAGTAATTACTGGCAGTAAAAGGGTTTGGTTTTTAAACGGGAACCTGGTCAGAAAGTATCATGTCAATAGGGCAAACGGAATAATGTCTGTGTATAACATAACAAAAGATCAGATTGAAAGCTGCTTAGTGTCAGACTTTAAAAAAAATAATTTAAAGGCTTACACAATAAAAGAGACAGCCGCCCTGGTGTGTCGTCACCAGAAACACATTTACAGGTTGGTACATGACAAGATTTTACCAGAGCCCATGGGGGCTACCCCAGGGGGTGTCCGGCAATGGAGAGTTAGATCCTACTACTCCTACAATCAGGTTGTAGAGATCCGTGATATAATTGCTTCACGTCACAGGGGGAGACCAAGGAAAGATGGTCTGGTTACTAACACCTCGACCCCCACCATTCAGGAGTTGACAAGACGACTTGGAACTGGTATTCTGACTTATACAAAGACGGAAAATGGAGACTTTGTACCAATATGGGCAGAGTCAATTTAGAAAGGTATGACATGGAAAACAGCAGGGCTAAAGTCAGTGTGTCTTTAGGATACACCCTTAATCTAGGAAACTTTCAATCCCTAAGGGTTGATGTTGGAGTTGAAGACTCTGAGAGAGACGGCGAAAAAGTTAATGAAGCTTTTGAGCGAGTGTATGCTTTTGTAGAACAGAAGCTAGCTGAAAAAGTTAAAGAGGCATCGGCAGAAGCAGACCAGTAATGGCTGAACGCAAAGACCGAATGGCTTTGCTCAGTCGCTATGCTAAGCTACATGCGACACGTTACGGGGTAAAGCCGGATTATAATATTAATCGGGAACAGTGGGCTTCAGACAATCTTATAGAGTCGTATGGCATTTATGGTTGCTATGACCTGCTAGACTACTACTTTGATGCGAGCCCGTCCCCTTCATGGAAGCACTTTTCCAACTACACAGATTTAGTTGTGCAGGCAAAAAGACAAGTAGAAGAAGACAAAGAAGAACGTCGAGAAAGACGAAAGATGGCGAGGGCTTGGTTAAATGAGTAACACAGAGGCAAAGGTAATTTCAGCAGTCCTAAGCGACAAGCAGGTTCACGTTTTGCTACAGGCAAACGTTTCGGGCCTTCTTCGTACTCACGGAGATGTCTGGGAATTTGTAAGAAACTATTTTGAGAACAATGCTTCGGTACCTCCAGTATCTCTGGTTGTAGAAAAGTTTAGAGACTTTAACATTCTTCCAGACGTGGGATCGACAAAGCACCACCTAGGAGAACTCCAGGTAGAGTACTTAAACGATAACCTTAAAGACATGCTTAGGAATGCAGCAGCAGATGTCCAATCTGGTAATGGTTCAGAAGCACTGGACAAGCTTATCGGACAGACCTCTGAACTAAAAAAGAACACTGCCACCATTCGGGATATCGATGTCACAGATACAGCGTCAGCAATTGCATACTTTGAAAATGTAAAGAAACAGAACGAGTTGGGCCAGGTTGGTATCCGTACAGGACTACCAGGATTCGACAACTACCTTCCATCAGGAATTATGCCAGGACATCTCGGAGTCTTCCTTGCATATCCAGGTATCGGAAAGTCATGGCTATCTCTATACTTTGCGGTACAGGCATGGAAGCAGGGGAAATCTCCCATGGTTATCAGCTTGGAAATGTCAGAGACAGAGGTTAGGAATAGAGTATTTACAATTATGGGCGAGGGTCTTTGGTCACACAGAAAGCTTAGCTCAGGAGAAGTAGAGCTTGATACCTTTCATATGTGGCATGAGAAAAACGTTCAGCCCAAGCCAGATTTCCGTATCATATCTAACGACAGCGGTGGGGAAATCAATCCATCGGTCTTGCGGGGTAAGATTGACCAGTACAAGCCAGACTTCTTAATTGTAGACTACCTCCAGCTCATGAGTCCTAACCAGAAGTCTGAAAGCGAGACTGTTCGTATGAAAAACTTGTCTCGTGAACTTAAGCTTATGGCTATTTCAGAAGAGGTTCCAATTATTGCAATCTCCTCAGCAACTCCCGATGACGTAACAAAGCTAGACACTGTGCCAACACTTGGTCAGACTGCATGGTCTAGACAAATCGCTTATGATGCTGACTTTGTTCTGGCCCTTGGAAGATCTACTAACAGTGATGTCATGGAGTGCGTGTTCAGAAAAAACCGGCATGGAATGATGGGAGAATTCATGGTACAAGTAGACTTTGACAAAGGTCACTACAGGTATAAGGATATTGAAGACATGATCTAAAATTAGGGCATATACTGGTTATATGGTAAACGTACATCACAAGCAAATAAAAAAATTTAGTCTAGATGGAAGCATCTACGATGACTCAGCGATTGAAAGACTAAAAAAAGAATACGTAAAGCTGATTGTCACTGAGATGAGATTGTCTGGTTATGTCTTAAGAATAGATATTGCGCCAGACTTCACTATAGAGTATAATGAAAAAGGAGAAAGCTTTAACTTTGAGTTATCGCTATACGGAATTTATGTGGGGAAAAGGAAGAGTGAATGGATTTTCGCAGTAGACGGGACAAGAGTCATTCCTATTCAGCAGAACAAATCGGAAGAATCCTTGAAGGAAGTGGCATAGACGTTCAGTCAGAGGTAGACTCGGACTATATTATATTTTGCCCTTACCACGGAAACCACAGAACTCCCGCTGGAGAGATCGATAAGATAACAGGCACCTTCTTTTGCTTCTCTTGCCATCACGTAACAGATCTTATAGAGTTTGTTATGCAGCAAACAAACAGGACCTATTTTGAAGCCGCCCGGTTTATTAAAAGCAAAGAAGTTCTTACAAACCTAGAATCAGAGATTAATCAAAAGCTTATCGACAGGCCTGAGTATGTCCAGTATGACGAAGTTCAAGTTCAAAGACTTGCCAGCGAAGCCTTGAAGTCTGACAGAGCTAGGGAATACTACACGAAAAGAAAAATCTCAGGGCCTTCTCTTCAGAAGTTTTCTTTAGGCTATTCTGATAAGCGTGACATGGTAACAATTCCTGTACACTCACCCACCGGAATGCTTGTTGGTTTTGTTGGACGTTCGGTAGAGGGGAAAGACTTCAAGAACACTCCCAAACTTCCAAAAAGCAAAGTGCTTTTCAATCTACACAGAATTAAAAACTCTAGAGAAGTCTATGTGGTAGAGTCAGCGTTTGACGTAATACGTTTGGACCAGTGCGGGTTTCCTGCCGTGGCAATTCTGGGATCAAACGTTTCCAACATCCAGGTTGACTTGCTAAAAAAATATTTTAATGATATCATTGTTATTGCAGACAACGATGCCGCCGGTGAAAACATGGCAAGCAGACTTCAAGAAAAACTAACCTCAAGAGTTTCTGTTATCAAGTTAGATAGCAGATACAAAGATATTGGGGATATGGAAGACGAAGATGTCAAGGCTTTAAGTTTTGACTTCAACAAATCTATAGCGTCAATACTACAATAAAAACATACAAACAAAGTATAAACAAAGTATAAGGAGAATATATGAGTGTAACCAAAGGGCTTGCCAATATTAATGCCCTGCTAGACAAACCAAAATATGACAGTGATAAGCCTAGGGTACGTTGGCTGAAGCTGGCTGATGGACAAGCTGTAAAGATTCGTTTTGTAGAAGAGCTTGATGAAGAGTCTGCAAACTATGACGAAGGCCGTGGCCTTTCTCTCGTGGTTAAAGAGCACACTAATCCAAAAGACTACCGCCGAAAGGCCGTAGACACTCAAGACACTGACGGTCGAGACTGGGCAGAAGAGATGCACAGAAAAGACCCTAAGGCTGGTTGGAGAGGCCGTCTCCGATTCTATTGCAACGTTCTAGTAGATGACGGTATCGAAGAGCCATACGTGGCCATTTGGTCAATGGGACTGAGCAAGCAGTCTTCATTCAACACTATCCGTGAGTACACCCTTGAGACTGGGAGTATCTCAAACCTTACCTGGAAGCTTAAGCGCAACGGTCAGGGCACGGAAACAAGTTACACAATGATCCCATCTGGTCCAGATAGTGAGCCATTCAATTGGGCAGGAGTAGAGCCGTTCGACCTAGAGTTGGCTCTTAATCAAATCCCGTATGCAGAGCAAGAGGCATACTACCTTGGGTTTGACACTCCGTCAATTACCTCAGCTACAAACGGTGATTGGTAACAACCTCTAAAAAATAATGAGGCTGGACTGTAGATAATCTCTACAGTCCAGCCTTTATCCAAAGAAGATTCCTAAACAATTAATCATAAATATTACGAAAGGTTTTGTTTCCGTTGAGTAAAAGCTATCAAGCTCTTCACGTACACTCTCACTTCAGTCTTTTTGACGGCATCGCTACGCCCCTAGAATATGTTCTTCGTGCCAAAGAAATCGGTATGGATTCTATTGCCATCACAGATCACGGATCACTTTCTGGGCACAGAGAAATGTACCGCACAGCCAAAGAGCACGGACTTAAACCGATCCTTGGGGTAGAGGCTTACATAACCGAAGATAGGTTTGACCAAAGAGACAGAGACAGCAGAGAGGGCCCCCTGGACCTTGTCTATAACCACGTGGTCCTTCTTGCCAAAAACAAAAAAGGTTTGGAAAATCTTAATAAGCTTAATGAGATTGGGTGGACAGAGGGCTACTACAAGAAGCCAAGAATTGACTACAAGGTTCTTGAAAAATATAAAGAGGGGATTATCGTAACCTCTGGATGTCTTAGTGGTACTATCGCAAAAGCCATTGAGGCTGGAGAGTTTGCAGAAGCCAAGAGGCAAATCGAATGGCACAAGAGCGTTTTCGGTGACGACTATTACATCGAGGTTATGCCACACAACTCAGCAGAAATGAACCACCAGCTGCTGGCCTTAGCAGACGAATTCGGGGTAAAGCCGGTAGTCACCCCTGACTGCCACCACGCTCACGTAGGACAAAAAGATATCCAGGAAATCAAGCTTATTCTTAATACCTATAGCAACAAGGTTCAGAAGGATTCCACCTTTGAAAAGTCAAAGAAGCATGACAACTTAAAAGACAAACTAAACTATCTCTATGGTGAACGCCAGATTACATTTGATAACTTTGACATCCACCTGATGTCAGACGAGGAAATGCGCACAGCCATGTCCTTGCAGGGTGTTGAAAGAGAAGACATCTACTTAAACACCAACGAGATATCCGACAAGGTATCTGATTACAAGATTGAAGATCACCACGACCTATTGCCTGTACAGTACAAAGAGCCAGACAAAGAGCTGATGACTTTGGCAATGGAGGGCTTGACTTCTCGTGGCTTAGAAAAGAATGAAGAGTATATCAGTAGACTTAATGAAGAGATGGAAATAATCTCTTCAAAGAACTTTGGTCCTTACTTCTTGGTTGTACGTTCCATGATTGCCTGGGCAAAAAAGGAAGACATCATGGTAGGTCCCGGGCGAGGATCTTCCGCAGGGTCTTTGCTTTGCTACGCCCTGGGGATTACCGACATAGATCCTATCGAGCACGGCTTGTTGTTCTTTCGTTTCATTAATCCAGAAAGAAACGACTTCCCCGACATCGACACAGACATCATGGATTCCCGTCGGGAAGAGGTAAAAGATTATTTAGTTAGGCAATACAAGCACGTTGCATCCATTGCTACCTTCCTACAGTTTAGAGGTAAGGGTATCGTTAGGGACGTAGCCAGAGTGTTGTACGTCCCCCTAACCGATGTCAATAAGGTGCTAAAGCTCGTAGACACATGGGAAGAATACTGTAGCTCCAAACAAACCCTGTGGTTTAGAGAGAAGTATCCTGAAATCGAGCAGTATGGAGAACAGCTTCGGGGCAGGATCAGGGGCACAGGCATCCACGCCGCGGGTGTTGTCACAAGCAAGAACCCCATATTTAGATACGCTCCAATGGAAACAAGGACATCCCCGGGGAACAAGGAAAGAATCCCCGTCGTGGCGGTAGACATGGAGGAAGCGGAAAGAATTGGGCTAATCAAGATTGATGCTCTCGGTCTAAAGACCTTGAGTGTAATCAAAGATACCGTAGACATTGTAAAGAGTAGACACAAGAAGAGCATAGACCTTTACAGCATTGACATGGAAGATTTCAACATCTACGAAATGCTTTCTTCGGGGTATACGAAAGGTGTCTTCCAGTGTGAAGCCACTCCTTATACAAACCTCTTGATTAAGATGGGTGTAAAAAACTTTAGCGAGCTAGCCGCCTCCAATGCCTTGGTTCGACCTGGAGCAATGAACACAATTGGAAAAGATTATATTGCTAGAAAACATGGAAAGCAGAGGATTAGCTTTACACACGAAATCATGAAGAAGTATACAGCAGAAACCTATGGCTGTGTTCTTTATCAGGAGCAGGTCATGCAGGCCTGTGTGTCCCTTGGTGGAATGTCTATGGCCGATGCTGACAAGGTTCGTAAGATCATTGGAAAGAAGAAAGACGCAAAAGAGTTTGACGTATTCAAGGACAGGTTTGTTGCCGGAGCATCAAAACACATCTCTCCTAATGCTGCCAGTGACCTGTGGCACGACTTCGAGGCCCACGCCGGGTACTCTTTTAACAAGTCTCACGCAGTAGCATACTCAACCCTTTCTTACTGGACAGCATGGCTAAAATACTACTACCCACTAGAGTTTATGTTTGCTATGCTTAAGAACGAAAAGGATAAGGATGCCCGCACAGAGTACCTGATTGAGGCAAAAAGAATGGGGATCGCAATCAAGCTTCCTCACGTAAATGATTCTGATAGCGACTTCAAGATTGAGGGTAAGGGGATTCGCTTTGGTCTATCTGGAATCAAGTATGTTTCCGATGGGATTGCATCTAAGTATATTGCTCAAAGACCATTCACCTCTTACGCACACCTGGAGGAATTTTCAAACACTAAGGGGAATGGAGTAAACAGCAGAGCCTTGAGTTCACTAAGGCTTGTGGGGGCAGCAACGTTCCCAGACAATCCTAGAAACGATGATGTCATCAAAGAAAACCTTTATGAGTACCTAAACCTACCTGAGTTCAATATTACGGTGCCATCTCACTACCACGCATTCATGAGTGAGGTCTGTGAGTTTGAGGAGCGGGGCTCTTTCCTTATGATGGGGATGGTCAAGAACATTAAAAGGGGGCAGGGCTGGTCTCGTGTAGAGATCTTGGACAAGACCGGGTCTGTTGGAATATTCGATGAAGAGCAAACATCAATTGAGACAGGAAAGACATACATTATTCTTTCTAGCGATAACAGAATTGTTGTAGCCATTCCAGCGGAAGAAGCTCAGAAGTCTGACACAGCTCTTGTCCGTTTCTTAAACTATAAGATGCTTCCTTACAAGGACGAAGAGATGTTTGTAGTATCATTCAGGCCAAGGATAACAAAGGCTGGAAAGAAGATGGCGACACTAACATTGGCAGATACCAGCAGGGACCTTCATTCTGTGATTGTGTTCCCCACTAATTTTGCCAATGCGTACATGAAGATTCAGGAGGGGAATTCTTATAAATTCTCTTTTGGGAAAACAAAAGATGGGACTATTATATTGGAGGATATAGATGCTTGACAATCTAGCAAAAGAGTTACACCAAACAGCAGTAGACAAAGGATTCTGGAACCACGAGGTAGACGACATGTTCTTTGGAAAGCAATGCATGATGATTGTTTCCGAGGTCACGGAGGTCATGGAGGCCGTTCGTAAAGACCGTGGTAGCGAAGAGGTCGTAAAAGAGTTTGCGGACATAATCATCCGCACCCTGGATCTATGGGCTGGGCTCACGGAGCATGGCCTCATTGAACATTCCCTAGACGAAATGCTTGAAGAAAAAAGACAGTACAATAAAACAAGACCAGAAAGGCACGGTGTTCGATTTTGAGCAATGTAACATTAGAAGAGGCCCTAGCACTATTGGATCCCAAGATTCGGAAGAAGATTGGCCCAGCTGTTGGGATTAAAACAGAGTTCCAGCCAACCCCTAGCCCAGGACTCAACAAGGCCCTGGGTGGAGGCTTTCCTTACGGCAGGCAGGTCCTCCTGTGGGGGAGCAAGTCAAGTGCGAAGTCATCCCTTTGTCTACAGACTATTGGTCTAGCGCAAAAAGAGGGCAAGCTCTGTGCCTGGGTCGATGCTGAGATGTCCTATGACGAAGAGTGGGCAAAGAAAATGGGGGTAGACACCACACAACTAATCTATTCAGAAGCAAGAAGCATTAACGACATGGTTGATGTTTCCGTAGCACTGCTACACGCAGGAGTAGACATGATTGTGATTGATAGTATTAGCTCTTTGCTACCAGCGGTTTACTTTGAGAAAGACTCAAACGAGCTGAAGTCTTTGGATCAAACTAAGCAAATCGGTGCGGAATCTAAGGACCTAAAGCACGCATGGCTAATGATTAACTATGCTAACAACAAAGAGAAGCCAGCACTTATCCTGGCAATCTCTCAGGCAAGGAACAATATCACAGCCATGTACACTCAGTCTGTGCCTACTGGAGGATTGACCACACAGTTCATGTCTTCCACTATCGTAAAGCTGTTCTCGTCCTCGTCTGATGGCCAAGCTATTAAGGCAAAAATCAAGTCTAACGATAAGCTGATTGAGCAAAAAGTTGGTAGAAAAGTTCGGTGGGAAGTCCAAAACTCCAAGACGTCTCCTCCAGGTGAGTCTGGAGAGTATGACTTTTACTTTAAGGGAGACATTATTGGAATCGATGCTGTGGGAGACCTTGTGGACACCGCAGAGATCTACGGGCTGGTAGAGCGCACCGGGGCCTGGTACATCATTCCAGACGGTAGCAAAGTGCAAGGTAGAGAAGCCTTTATCAATTATGTTAAAGGAGACAGGGAGCTTCAGGCGAAGCTACTGAAAGGAATCAATGCTTAGGTACAGCATTTACCAAGGAGAGTTCGTATGCCATAGGTGCAGAGAGACGGTTTACAGCCTAAGGTTTTATGCGGAAACAAAAGAGATGACTTGGATGTGCAAAGAAAAGCATTTGACTCAGGTTTCCTTAAACACAAAAAAGAATAAGAGAGACTATGAGCGAACGAGCTGAGGGGAAAAGGATTGGGGCAAAGCTTCATAAGAACAGTGGTAGGGGGACAAAGAAGGGCGATGCCTCCTGGTTTAACTTCGTAATTGACTTCAAGGAAGTAGGAAAGAGCTTTACCCTAAATAAAGATGTCTGGGCAAAAGCTGTGACTGACGCCTTGAAGTCTAACGCAGATCCTGCTATAGTTGTAGTTATAGGTTCATCAGAAAGCAAAACAAGGCTAGCCGTAATAGAAATGTCACTGCTAGAACAATTGATTGAAGAGAGAGAAAACAAATGAAAATCCTAATGCTAGATATTGAAACGACACCACTCCAGGTTTATACGTGGGGCCTTTGGGACCAGAACATTGGCATCAACCAAATTATTAAAAGCACAGAAATGCTTTGCTTCGGTGCTAAGTGGCAGGGTAAAAAGCAGGTTACGTTCAAGTCGGTCCACCACGATGGCAAAGAAGCAATGCTTAAAGAGCTTCACTCCATGATGGAAGAGGCAGATGTTCTTATTGGTTGGAACTCCGCAGCATTTGACCACAAGCACATCAAGAGGGAGTTCCTTGAGAACAAGATGGCCCCACCGTCAATGGTCAAGGATCTTGACTTGATGAGTGTAGTGAAGGCCAACTTCAAATTTCCTTCTAACAAACTAGACTATGTTGCACAAGCCCTGGGAGTGGGTTCTAAGGTAAAGCATTCAGGCTTTAGTTTGTGGATTGGTTGTATGAATAACGACAAGAAGGCTTGGGCTGAAATGAAAAAGTACCAGATTCAGGACGTCGTTCTCCTAGAAGACCTTTACCAGGTACTGCTCCCATGGCTTCCAGGGGCAAGTAGCGTAAGCGTGAGAGAAAAAAGAGAGATCTCTGACCCTGAGAGAGTGCTATAATAAATGGTAGAAGAAGGAAAAACAACAATAGATATGGTTAATGGTCTGTCAGAAATTGCAGACTACGTGGGGGATGAAGACCTAACCCAAGCACTAGTTATGATTGCTAAGCTTATTCTTAAGCCAGATATTCCAATCAACATAGCTACTGTAGAAATCGTTAGGCTGCAAGCAATTGCAGCGAAAATGTCATTCCGGGCAACTTGGATGGCCAATGTAGATAAAGGAGACAGGGCAAAAAAGAACATATACTTTACAGCAGCGAGTGCCATTAGCGACTTGGTAGCCGCCCTCAAGTATATAACCCGATAAATAATATGACTAAAAACTTACTGAGCGAAATCATAGCAAAGACTGAAAGACCTGCACCAAAAAATGTAGAGATGGATGAACTAATTGAAAAGATTCAATCTGGATACATTGCAAAGCGTGGGCCACGGCACCAGCAAAAGAAAAGCTTTGCCCCTTCCACTATTGCATACGGTCACGGGGAGTGCGCTCGTTACTGGTACTTAGCTTTTGAGGGGGGTACCTTCGAAGACTACGCAGATCCATTTGCAGGAGCCAACATGACTAATGGAACAAAGTCTCATGAGCGTATTCAGCAGGCAATGGAAGACTCTGGAATTTTAATTGACTCAGAGTTTAAGGTTATCAACGAAGACCCTCCCATCTTTGGTTACGGAGACGTAATCTTAGATTGGAATGGAGAAGAACTCCTTGGAGAAATCAAGACAGCTATGGCTGAGGGGTTTGAGTACAGAAAGAAAAGCCGCAAGGCAAAGAGCGGTCACTTAATTCAGATCCTTATCTATATGAAAATTCTCAAGAAGGCAAGAGGAATTCTTATATATGAAAACAAGAATAATCATGAGCTGTTGGCTATACCTGTTGAGGTAAATGATTATTATATCGGTTGGGTAAATCGAGCATTTGACTGGATGAGAACTGTTAGAAAGACCTGGGAAGATCAAGTCCTTCCTGTTAAAAACTATCGGTCAAACTCTAAGATCTGCAAGACGTGCCCTTTGGCAAAGATCTGTGCCGATGCGGGAACCGGAGACGTTAAGATCAATGCATTGGAGTCGTTGGATGAAAAGTTGTCAGTGGTGTGACGTAGAGTTTAAACCCAGCGTATCCTATCAGATATATTGCTCTCCAGATTGTAGAGGAGAAGCAACCAAAGAAAAGATTGCTGATCGGTACGCAAGGTCACGTCGCAATAAGATGATAACGAAAGAAAGACATTGTAAATTTTGCGGGGTAAAGCTTTCCGCATACAACGATGATATCTTGTGTCAGGTATGCTTAATAAATCCAGCAGATGTGTCAAGGGCTTTACGTCAAATCAAGGGGATTGCTAATGGTAAACCTAAGTTTGATTAACCCACAACCTAAAAGAATATGTGCCATAGACGCTAGCACCAACAACCTAGCCTTTGCTATTTTTGATGGAGATGCCTTAGAGTCTTATGGAAAAATTAACTTTAAGGGAAAAAACACATACGCAAAGGTTGCTGATTCTGCAATAAAGACAAGAGACTTCTTTGCTCAATACGGAAAAGTTGATGTCGTTGTTATAGAGCATACGATCTTTATGAACTCTCCAAAGACGGTATCAGACCTAGCCCTTGTCCAGGGGGCTATGCTAGGGGCCATGTCTATGTCAGGGGTAAAGCTAATAAAGTCAATTAACCCAATTGCCTGGCAAGTCTTTATAGGTAACGGTAGATTAACAACACCAGAAAAACAATCTCTAAGATCTGAAACTCCTGGCAAGAGTGATTCGTGGTACAAGAACAACGAGAGAGAGTTCAGGAAGCAAAGAACAATTCGTTTTGCTAAAACTATATATGACTACAAGCTGGAAGATAATGACGTGGCAGATGCCATAGGGGTTGGCCATTACGCTATCAGCAACTGGTCAAAGCTAGGTTGACAGGGATAGGTTATGGCTGCTAAACTCTACACAAATAACATATGGCTAAAGAAAAGATTTCAACTAGATAGGAAAACTCCACAAGCAATAGCAGAAGAGTGCGGCGTCAGCGTAGCAACTATATATTTTTATTTAGATAAGTTTGGACTAAGGAAGGCAAGAAAATGAGCAAGCAAACAGAGAATGATATTACAGAAGTCTTGGCTGGTATTGAGGATATGCTTGTTCTAAAAAACAGAGCATACGGAGATTCAGCCCTAGAACCAGTAAGGGTATTTTCTAAAGCAAACGCTACCGAGCAAATCCTGGTACGGCTAGACGACAAACTGTCTAGACTAAGCAAGGGGCACGAATATCCAGGAGATGACACTATCACGGACCTAATCGGTTACCTTGTTCTTCTTCTGATTGCAAGGAGGAGAGATGAGGGAGTATAGTAACAAGGAACACCTGTCCTTTGATGACATTCTTTTGATCCCACAACATTCGGAAGCTGAATCTCGTAAAGATGTTTCTCTTAAAACTTCTATTGGAAGAGGATACACAAAGATCAATCTAGATATTCCGATTATCGGAGCACCAATGGATACCGTTTGCGAATGGGGAATGGTGGAATCTCTAGACTTCCATGGGGCCATGGGTATCTTCCATCGCTATATGAAGATCGAAGAGCAAGCGGAGATGGTGCGTTCATCTCGCTCACTGGTGGGGCTTACCAATATAGGCTCCTCCGTTGGAGCAAGAGGCAGCTTTGTTGAGGATGCAAAAGTCCTAGCAGACATGGGGGCAAACCTGGTTCTAGTAGATGTTGCTAACGGTCATAACGTTAACGCAGCTAGTGCTGTGAGGGCTCTTCGCAAGTCGTTGGGATACAACATTCACATTATGGCTGGAAACGTTTCTACCTGGGAGGGATACGCAAGGCTTGCCGAGGCCGGGGCAGACTCCGTCCGTGTGGGCATAGGTGGGGGATCTGCCTGTACGACCAGGGTAGTCAGTGGTCACGGAATGCCAACCCTCTCCTCCATTATGGACATTAGAGAAAAGTTTGACTACACAGAAGGACCCAGTGTGATTGCTGATGGCGGTATCCGTAACTCGGGAGATGCGGCAAAAGCCCTAGCAGCAGGAGCCCATGCAGTAATGCTAGGAAGAGTGCTGGCTGGGACATCAGAATCTCCAGGGGACGTAGTGGATGGATACAAGGTCTTTCGTGGGATGGCCTCCAGGGAGGCACAGGAGGCCGGCAGAGGCTTCGTATCGGGGGTAGAGGGTATCTCAACCAGGGTTCCTTTCGTTGGAAGCGTTACCAATATTATTAATGACTTCAAGTCGGGACTTAGTAGTGCTCTTTCCTATACTGGATCAGACAACCTTGTTGACTTTTACACTGATAGCATGTATAATAGAGTATCTAGCAGTTCCTTAAATGAAACAAAACCACACGCAAAGGAATCTTAATGGTTAATCGTAAAACATCTACTCACATAAAGCCTACAAAGTTTTTCAAGTTTCCTGAAATTACTGTAGACGGCTTTGTCATTGAAAAAGGGGAGATCATAAAGATTAAAGATGAGTGGGGCATGAGGTTTAAGTTTGACTCATTGGTCACAAACACTAGCACGGGTGCTCAGTGGATAGACTGCTTTGAGGTTTACAAACTAAGGACCGGATGTACACGGTCATTCAGGCTAGACAGAGTTAAGAGAATTCCTAAGAGGAGGAAGCGCGTTGCGAGAAGACCAGCTAGTAAGCCATCTTGATCAGGTAAATAAAGTTGTTGGCGAGTACCTTAAGGGTAATGATGCCACAAAGATTTCCAAGCAACTGGACATTCCAAGAACAAAAGTTGTATCTTTAATTAAAGAGTGGCAGGTTCTTGCCTCAGACAATAGTGCCATTCGTGCAAGGGCCAAGGAAGCTCTTGCGGCAGCAGACGAGCACTACAGCAGACTCATCGGCCAGGCTTATGAAGTTATCGATGAAGCAACGACAATGTCTAACCTTGGAGCAAAAACAAATGGCATCAAGCTAGTCATGGACATTGAGTCTAAGAGGATTGAAATGCTTCAAAAAGCGGGTCTGCTAGAGAACAAAGAACTGGCAGAAGAAATGGTAGAGATTGAAAGAAGACAGGATATATTAATGAATATCCTTAAAGACATAGCTGCTGAACATCCAGAAATCAGAGACAAGGTTATGAGAAGACTCTCTGACGCCTCACAAAAGCTAAACGAAACTGTTACGATTGTCCATAATGTTTGATGACTTCCTGGAGGCCTTGGAGGATAGCGTATTCTTAGAGAAGCCAGTCGATGCCAAGACCTTTGTAGAGGGGGAAGAGTATTTGGCACAGCCCCCCCTCTCTGACATTCAGTATGACATTGTAGAAGCTATGAGTCAGATCTATCGTCAAGAAGACCTTCAGGCCCTGATGGGGTTTGAGGAGGGGAATAAATATTACAAGAAGTTTACAAAAAATGAGATCATACTAAAACTTGGCAAAGGTTCGGGGAAAGACTTTACCTCTACCGTAGCCGTATCATACATTGTATATAAACTGCTTTGTCTTAAAGACCCCGCCAGGTATTATGGAAAGCCCTCCGGTGACGCTATTGATATTATCAATATCGCTATCAACGCGCAACAAGCTAAGAACGTTTTCTTTAAAGGATTTAAAACCAAGATTGAAAAGTCCCCATGGTTCGCAGGGAAGTATTACTCTAAGATGGACTCAATTGAGTTTGATCACTCTATTACCGTTTACTCTGGACATTCTGAAAGAGAATCTCACGAGGGCCTAAACCTTTTGGTAGCCATCCTGGATGAGATCTCTGGGTTTGCAAGTGAGGTTGCGACAGGAAATGATCAGGGGAAAACGGCTGACAATATTTACAAGGCCTTCCGTGGCACCGTGGACTCCCGCTTCCCAGACCTGGGCAAGGTAGTCTTACTATCATTTCCTAGGTACCCCGGAGATTTTATTTCTATCAAGTACGATGACGCAATTATGGAAAAGGAGGTTGTCGAAAGACAGCACACCTTCGTCATGAATCCTGATCTCCCAGAGGATGCTACTGGAAACTCTTTGGAAATTTCCTGGGAAGAGGATCATATCCTGTCTTACAAGTACCCTGGAGTGTTCGCACTTAAAAGACCAACTTGGGAAGTCAACCCTACCAGAAGCATCGAAGACTTTAAGATAGCCTTTTATACAGATCTTGGGGATGCCATGATGCGGTTTGCCTGTATCCCCACATTCTCTTCTGACGCATTCTTCAAGCAACGGGACAAGGTCCAATCAGCTATGACTATCAGGAACCCCCTAGATAACTTTAGAAGGTTTGATACAAGCTTTAAGCCAGACCCAACCAAGAAGTATTTTGTTCATGCTGACCTGGCACAAAGACACGACAAGTGCGCCGTCGCAATAGCTCACGTAGAAAAGTGGGTTAGCATACAGGTAATGAAAGACTATGAGCAAGTAGTTCCGGTTGTAGTAGTCGATGCTGTAGCCTGGTGGGAGCCAAAGCTAGAGGGGCCAGTAAACCTTTCTGAGGTAAAGCAGTGGATTCAGAACCTGAGGCGCGTGGGATTTGATTTAGGGATGGTTAGCTTTGACCGCTGGCAAAGTTTCGATATCCAGAATGAGCTAAAGTCCGTGGGTATTCGTACAGAGACAGTGTCTGTTGCTAAGAAGCATTATGAAGACATGGCAATGCTAATATACGAAGACCGACTTGCTTTGCCTACCATAGACCTGCTATTTGAAGAGCTAACGCAGCTTAAGATAATGAAAAATAACAGAGTAGACCATCCAAGGAAAAGCTCTAAGGACTTGGCTGACGCTGTGTGCGGTGCAGTGTTTGGGGCTATTTCACATACTCTTAGGGATAACTTTAAAGAGGTTGAGATCCATACCTTCAGGGATAGGTCGAGGGACAGGCTTGACGAGCTCCCCGACAACGTGATACAATATAAGTCAAAGGAAATGCCGGAGGATGTTCGAGATTACCTAGACCGTTTTGGGCTTGTATAGCCACAAGATGTTGGGCATATTCAAAGATTGGGATACCACATTTAGTATAAAACGGAGATATAATTGACTGTACCTATTGATATAGTTTACTTTTCAAACTATTCTGAAAACACAAAACGATTTGCGGAGAAGTTAGATGAAAATACTTACAGGATTCCTATTAGCACTAGCGCTGATAGTACTCCTGTTCGTATTAGGGACTTTGTTCTTCTTGTACCAACTTATGGCAATGGCGAAGGCCGAACAGCAATCCCAAGACAAGTACGATACTTTTTAAACGTCAAAGAAAACAGAGATCTTTTACGTGGGGTTGTAGGTATGGGTAACATGAACTTCGGCAACAATTTTTGTAAGGCCGCAGATTTAATTAGTGCAAAAACAGGAGTGCCGGTTATTGCAAAGGTAGAAATATTTGGCACACAAGACGACGTTAACAAAGTAACAGAAAGGTTACATCTGCTTTATGGACAATGACTACAGCTATCACGAACTAAACGCAATGCTCAATCTCTACGATGAGAATGGAAAGATCCAGTTTGACAAAGACAAGGAAGCAGCTAAGCACTACTTCCTTGACCATGTTAACTTAAATACAGTTTTCTTCCACAGCCTAAAGGAAAAGCTTGACTACCTTGTAGAGAACGAGTACTACGACGAGTCCGTGTTGGACATGTATGACTCTGATTTTATTAAGGACTTGTTCCAGCAAGCATACTCACACAAGTTTCGCTTCCAAACATTTTTGGGTGCGTATAAGTTTTATACCAGCTATGCATTAAAGACCTTCGATGGCACCCGATACCTTGAAAGATTTGAGGACAGGATTTGCATGAACGCCTTGATGCTAGCCGGAGGAGATAAAAAGTTTGCCCAGGATCTCGTAGAAGAGATAATCTCTGGGCGATTCCAGCCTGCTACCCCAACCTTCCTTAATGCGGGCAAGAAGCAGAGGGGCGAGTTTGTATCTTGCTTCCTGCTTCGCATCGAAGATAACATGGAGTCTATCGCTCGTGCTGTTAACTCTTCTTTGCAGTTGTCGAAGCGAGGCGGGGGGGTAGCACTTAACCTAACCAACCTACGTGAAGCCGGAGCACCCATTAAAAAGATTGAGAACCAGTCTTCTGGTGTCCTTCCAGTTATGAAGTTGCTAGAGGATAGTTTCAGCTATGCTAATCAGCTAGGTGCTAGGCAGGGGGCTGGGGCGGTATACCTTAATGCTCATCACCCAGACATCCTACAGTTCCTAGACACCAAGAGAGAGAATGCAGACGAGAAGGTTAGGATCAAAACCCTAAGTCTTGGGGTAGTTGTCCCAGACATTACACTTGAACTAGCGAAAGCTAATGAAGACATGTACCTCTTTTCTCCGTATGATGTAGAGAGGGTGTACGGCGTTCCAATGTCTGACATTTCTGTTACAGAAA